TTATAGACAATTAGGATTTGATAATGAAGATATAACAAGAGCAATGGGTATAGGTAAAAGTATTATCTCACAACCAAATAGATTACCTAATATATTACGAACAGAAATGAATCAATTTATTCCTTCAGGTCTAACTCAAAGTGATATGGCAACAGATATTGGTACAGGTCAGAATAAAATACCAGTAGAAGAGATAAGAGATTTATATGAAGATTTACTAAAAGAGTCAGTGACAGGAGATTAAGATGCTTAGTTTACTAGGATCAGTTCTTGGGTTTGGTACTTCCTTTCTTCCAAAGGTAATGGACTATTTTCAAGATCGTGCTGATAAATCACATGAATTAAAAGTGATGGACCTTCAGATGAAGGCTCAATCTGATGCACATATACAACGATTAGAAGAAATAAATACACAGGCTGATATAGATCAGATGAAAGCTATGTATAAACATGACGCTGCTCTACATAAGAATGCTGCTTCATGGACTTCATCACTATCAGCTTCAGTTAGACCAGTAATAACATACTGCTTCTTTGGTTTGTTTGTCTTTGTTGAGGTAAGCGCATACATAGCATTAACAGCATCAGGTCTAGCGGCAGGAGATGCCGTTAATATTGTATGGTCAGAAGATATCCAGATGTTATTCTCTGCAGTGATTTCATTCTGGTTTGGTAATAGGATGGTAACCAAGTGGAATCAAAAATAGACAGTGCTATTACCTTTTCAGTGCCAATTATAAAACACTTCGAAGGTTGTCATCTATATCCATATCTATGTCCAGCTAAAGTCCCTACGATAGGCTTTGGAGCTACTCGTTACCCTGATGGTAGGCGAGTGACAATGGATGATCCTGACATCCTTATAGAGCAAGCTGAAGGCATCCTAGCTTTTGATCTACAGAAGTTTGCGCTTGGAGTTAAGAGACTTATTAAAGTAGATTTAAATGTTAACGAACATGCAGCCCTTATATCATTCTCATATAACTTAGGGCTAGGTAACCTACAAAATTCTACACTTCGTTCTAAACTAAATAGGAATGAAAGATTAGCAGCAGCTAAAGAATTTAAAAAATGGAGAATGGCTAATGGTAAAATCCTTAGAGGATTAGTACTACGTAGGGCAGCTGAAAAAGAATTGTTTTTGTCTTAGTTCTTTTCATCTACTGTTTGTTTAATAACAATCTCTTCAGCTTCAGCTTGTTCTTCTAGAGTAGGTAAACTATAATTCCAATTACAATTAGCTACAAGCTCAACAACTTTTTCCTCTCCTAATATTTCCATACATCTAATGATTTCTTTTTCTAAAGACTCAGATGATTGTTGAATATTGTCTGGACTATTACCTCGTGCACGAGACAACATCTCAAGAGCTTTGATTGCACTGTTGGTATGTCCTTGTGTATTAGCATAGGTATACTGCTTCTCTAGTTCTCTGATAACATCAATCTCAGTCTCAAAGGTAGCTTCAAGTTCTTCTAGTCTTACTTTTATATCTTCTCTCTTGAGTAATCTAGAAGCTTGATTAGCTGCAGCAACAGCACTGTAGCCAGCTTGTTTAGCTGACTCAGTACCATTACGGCTTAATGTATAATGCTGACAAAAAACTTCTTGCTGTTTATTAAGAGACATTAAAAATTTCTTTATAATTAAGTTCGTTATTTTTTAGTGAAGCTTTATATACTTCAGAAGCTAGTGTTGGTTCCTTAGTATGAAAATTAATATTCATATCTAAATCTGATCTATCAAAAAGTTTTTCACAATCTTGTGCCATTGCTAATAGCTCACCAGTTGTCCAGAATATACTACCATGAAGTTCAACCTTCATATACTTAGGATTTTCACTATCCTCTAGACGTTCCTTCTCTTGTTTAGGTGTTACATTTTTTATACTACAATCAAAACCAAACAGATGAAATGTTCTAAAACCTAGAACATGGAACATAGCTATTGTTCTCATAGCTGCACACGTACCCCCTGTTACCAATGTAACATTCTCTTCTAGATTAAGAGAAGGGTGTGTCTTTAATTCTTTTGAGTCGTTATCACGAATAGCATTACTATATGCATGCCATAACCTAATGTCTGCGTCTTTAGAAATTAAATATTCTACTACTGATGGGTCAGTCATACTAGCGACAAGGAATAATGTATCTTTACGTACCTTCTTAAATAAATTTTTACGTAACACACCATGCGTTGAGATACCATCAATAGGTCTTGGGTCTAATATGATACAGTAGTCAGGATATATTTTATGTTTAAGAAGTTTTGGATATGCATGTTTAACACATACAATTTTATAACCTTGTCCTGCGATTTTAAATTTTTTTATAGTTGAACGTAAATCTTTAAAATCAATATCTCCACCAGATATTACAATTAAATTATCTTGAGTTAAACCACAAACTTTAATCCAGTTTAAATCTTTTACTAATTCTATATTAGTATTTACATTATTAAGAATGTATTCATCAGGCATACAATCTTTAGGATTGACAACAATAGGAACCTTTCTAAATTCTTCAGGGATGTCTGGAAGTTTATCTTTTTTAAGAACTAAAGCTAGGTGAGTATTACCACCATCCATAACTTTATCACCTGATGGTAATACCTTCACTCTATAATTTAGTTTACTATCTGTTATTTCTTTTATTAAATAATCTACTTGTTGATTAATTCCACAGTGTTCTTCACTAGGTTTATTACCTTCTTCATCTTCAGAAAAATAATTATTAAAAACCACAATATCAGATTTAATATTTTCATAATCATTCTTAACAGTAGGATATGATATACCCCCATCTATATATGCTAAGTCAGCAGAATATTTTTTCTTTGGTAGAGTAGTATCTGTACGACCTTTAATAAGTTTAAAGGTAAAGGTCTTTCCTTCTTTCTTTTTCTTTTCCTGATAAATCTCAAGACGTTTTGTAACCGCATCTTTATAGTTATGTGGTTTAGGATTAAATTCAATACGATCAGTTTCGTTTGTTGCGTCTTCAAATAAATCAAAACCTGTGTATGTAAATTTATTACCTTTAGTAAAGGCAGCTTCTGCCATTTGTATAGCTCTGCCGCCATTCCATGTACCAGTTTCAATAACTGATTTAATATTATAGTGTTGTACTATTTTAAGTAATTGACCATATCTAGCAGGACCATTCACATCTGGAGATATTTCCTCTGGATCAACAAGTTTTGTTTGTCCTTTAAAATGCTCCATGTATTCAGATATAGGTGACTGTCCAAAAGCATCTAAACCTTTTATGTTAGGTGTTAGATTGTGTGTGTTAGTACCATGTGCTTTATATATATTTAAAAGACGTTCTATAATAAAGCCATCATGCCATTCACGATAACCAAACATCTCTCCACTAATATAAGCTCCTCTTAGATCAGCTAAGAATTGTAGTGGATTTTCCCTATCTAAATTAAAAGCTAAGAAAGAAGTTTCACTATAGTCCATCTCTGTTCGTCCCATATGTACGATAGAACACTTATCATTTAGATATTCTTTTATACTAGCCTCAGAGAAATTTTTAGTTGTAACTGTATCTGCATCTAACCATATCATCCATCCGGGATTAACAGAATTTTCTGCCATCTCAAATGCAAACTCAGTCATTCCAAAAACTTTATGACACCACTTAATAGCATCTCTACGCCAATCATATCCATCTTCTGTAACACCATCATATTGTTTAAAGTTGTTACGGAAATCAATCATATCTTGTATATCATTTAAATAACGATATTTAATATGAGGTACTTCAGGAATATTATAAATATTAATATCAAAATCATGATAGTAACATGTTAATTGTAAACTATCTTTATCCCAGTGTTTTGCAACTGAGTTAAGCATACGTAAACCATATGTACGTAAGCCTTCTTCGTGTAAACTTGTAACAAAATTTAACATTTAAAAATCCTGAAGGTTATTATATTCATTGATCCACTCACTTGCATACTTTTGATCAACCTTACGACTAGCTTTCCAATCAGTATACCAAGGTCCACCTGTAGTAAAGTGTACATTCTTTGCTTCTTTATATTCAGATGAATGATTATCTAACCAGTTCCATTCTTCTGGAATCTCTCCAAAACTCATAGGTGCAGTTAACCATTTAAAGGTATGTAGGTATCTACCTGACTTACGAGATACATCAAAACTTGTTAGCTCTTGATGATCTGAATGCTCACAATTATATACAATAAAACTAGACCAATTCTTTTTAGAATAATTTTGTTGTAGTTTATTATCTAGTTTAACTCCTTCTTCAGGATCATAATCATGAAACACAGTATACACTGCTCGTTTAGACTCAGTACAATAATCAAATACTTCCCATATGTCAGAGCGTACAAGCATATCACAATCCATAAACAAAGCTAATCCCTCGTACTGATTTAAGGCAGGAACTAAAAAGCGAGTAAACGAAAACTGAGTAGAGAAGGGTCTACCATCTACACTGTCCCAGTACTGTCCATTATCATCAGTAGAATGTAGCCGTGAGTATAGACCAGCAGCCCTTAACTTATCTTGTTTAAGTGGTATAATTGTAATAGGTTTAGATGCATGTTTATTTATTGAATGAACTAGAACTTCAAATGCATCATGCTCACGTTCATCATAACCAATATAAATTATAGGTTCTTTTTTATACATACATCTTCCTATATGTTATGCAGTTTTATCACTGTCTTTATCTATCTTAGGTATCTTCTTATCAGCATCTTTATAAAAATCTATAACTTCTTGTTTATAAGCTTCAAGACTTTCTATCTTATCATCAATTTCTTTTAATGTTCTTGTCTTCTTTTTATTTTGTATATCTTTAATGGTTTCTTCTGATACAACATATACTTGTGCACGTTGTTGCTGCCACCCTGCTAAAGGTGAATGCCAATTCCAAAATTCTTCTGCTAGTATTCTATTAAACATAATTATCTCCTTATAAGTAAGCAAGTTAAAATAAATAGACCCTATCATAGGCATCTATAACTACAGTATAATTAATTTATATAGCTTAATCAAGGACTTTCTATATCTTTGGGAAGATAAACATCAACAAGACTATTACACTTAGGACAACTTAAATTTGTTACCATCATATATTCTTCTTCTTCTCCAGAGATGTCATGATCACATCCCCAAATTAATTCTGTATTACAATGCCAACAATTCATCTCCAGTTTTCTCCTTGTATCCATGCAGTTGAAGAGTATCTAGTCCCTTCTTTAATCACACTAGCTGAATGACAAAGAAAAGAAGGAAAGACTACGGCATCACCTTTAGGTAATTTAAGGGGAACACCATCAGGATTTGCCATAGGGTAAACTATAAACTCACCACCTTCATATTCATCAGGAGAATTTAAAGCTACACTAAAAGAAATTTTACGTTGTCTCTGGGTAGGTGATGTAGGTAGAACATCTATATGAGGCACATAGAATCCACCTACATCATACTTTAATATCTGTATTGATTCCACACTTGTGATATTAAAGTTCCAGTTTAACTCTTCGTTTATTTTTTTAGCTGCATACATATACACTAGACCTACCATACTATCAGGCTCAAGAAAAGTTAGTTGCGTATCTCTTTTTGATTTATCTTCGATAGGTGTATTCAAGTCTAATACAGATGCTGTATGACCAGTTGGAACATGCTCAATCAACATGTCACATGCTTCAGGTGTTAAGAAGTTTTCTATGATAAAATATTCAGGATCAACCATATTAAATCTCACATACTCCTGCAGTACAAGCTAACTCTTGAGAAGATGTAGTGTTATCGTCATACTCAATATACTTAGAGTAATCAATAGATGGTACACCCTTAGATAATTCTTCCCATTGCTTCTCGTCCACCTCTTCATAAGGAGCTTGGACATAACTATGTGAGCCATCTTCACGGGGTAGGAATGTTACACCACATACATCATCCCAATGACGATAGACCCAAGCACCTACATCAGCCCATTCATCTTCACCTACATAGATAGTTACAGAAGGGTTATGATCAGTCCAGTACTTACGATACTTCATCCATATATCAAGATGATGAAGTGCGGATATATCATTACGAGTTACTGCGTGTTCATTTGATTTTATTGGAAATGAAAATACGTAATTTTTATTGTTATATACATCTATCTCGTGAGGCATACCTGCATCTATCATCCATTGTGCTAATGGATCAGTTGAGTCAGCCCTTACTCTTCTAATATAATGGTGAGCATAACGTGGATGTATACCACTACCACTGTTAACAAGTTGTGATACTGTACCTGAAGGTTTTACTGTAGTAATTGCAGCAGATGCAGGTATCTTTAATTCTTTTGCAATAGCTTTATTAATCTCATGAGTGTATTCACGTAGCATACTAAGGAAAGATGGATCAGGTTTATATGTTATTGGGTTGTCAAATATTCCTGTAATAGAAACACCTAACAATCTTTCCTCTTCACTATTGTCTGTCCACTTTTTAGATATATATTTAAAATCAGTTAGTGCTGATTGATACGTACCAATGATAGTGGCTATACGTACCTTATCTTTGATACTCTTTTTAGTATCGTGTGGACGAACAACTACCTCACTTAAATTACA